CAGCCAACACAGAATGCCGGCATAGAAGAACCGGCCAGACAACAGACCATCTTTGAAGGGCCGAATTTCTAATGGACATCAAGATTTTAGCGTCCGGCAGCGCTGGGAACGCCTATCGCATAAGCGATGGCAGAACCAGTCTGCTGCTGGATGCCGGCATACCAATAAAAGCGATACAGGTCGGATGTGACTTCAAGGTGACACAAATGGATGGCTGCTTTGTGTCACACAGCCACAAGGACCACAGCAAAGCCGCCAAGGACCTCGCAAGGCTCGGAATAGATATATACACCAGCCAGGGAACGATTGAAGCATGTGGTCTTTCAGGACACCGAATACACGCAATAAAAGCGCTTCAGGAGCTTACAGTAGGGACATTTAAGGTTCTACCATTTGATGTGCAGCACGACGCACCGGAGCCGCTGGGATTTCTTTTTACATCGACATTTACTGGGGAGAAGCTCCTATACTTCACGGACACGTACTACATAAAGTATAAGTTCCAGGGATTGACCCATATCATGGCGGAGTGCAACTACGACACAGAAACGCTCCAGAAAAGCGTAGAAGCCGGATATATACCAATAGAGCTGGTGCCAAGGCTGGTAAAAAGCCATATGAGCCTTGAACATTTCCTGGACATGCTCAAAGCCAACGATTTGAGCAAAGTAAGGCAGATATACCTTCTACACTTAAGCAACAACAACAGCGACGAGAAGCGGTTCAAAGAAGCAGTTCAGAAGCTGACAGGTGCCGAAGTGTACATTTGCTAAAGTGAGGCCAATAACAAAGGGGGTGACGACTACAAATGGCAAGAACACGAAGTATTAAACCTGGATTTTTTGATAACGAGATACTCGGAGACCTCCCACCATTAACAAGGCTTCTATTTATAGGCCTATGGACCATAGCAGATAGGGAGGGGAGGCTTGAAGATAAACCAAGAAGGATTAAAAAGATACTGCTGGGATACGACGACGTGGACGCGGATGGAGTAGACAAAATGCTCCAATCTTTGCACGATACAGGCTTTATTTTCAGGTACTCAATAGACGGAAACAACTACATTCAGATAGTCAATTTCTTAAAGCATCAGAACCCACACATCAGAGAGAAGGCGAGCGAGATACCACCTCCACCAGCGGAGCTCATGGCAGAGCACCATGAAAGTCCGATACAAGCACCAGACTTGCACAGTGCTGGCACAGTACAAGCCGCGCCTATTACCTTTAACCTATTACCTTCTACTGGTAACCTATCACCCACTACCGATAACCCGCCAGATGACGGTGACGATGACGGGGAGCCTGATAAACGGCCAAAAAAGTCTTTATTAGAGCAGCGATTTGATGAATTCTGGGCTGCTTACCCAAAGAAGGTAGGCAAAAAGGCAGCATGGAACGCCTGGAAAAAGGTCAAGCCGGATACAGAACTGTTTGACAAGATCATGACGGCCATAGGAAGAGCTAAAGCAACGTGGCAATGGCAGAGAGAAAACGGCAGATATATACCAAACCCAAAAACCTGGCTGAACGAGGGAAGATGGGATGATGAATACGAGGAGGGACCGACGAATGGACTCAATAGCAAGCATTTTGACGGGCATAACCAGCAACCAGCGACCAGCTCGCCTGGATCCGAAGGTAAGAGAGATGCCCTTGCAGGTTTCAAGAGAGCCGAAGATTTCGACTTCTACCGAGGGAAATGAGGCCGAGAACCGGTTTCAGATACGGTCCGATCAGGCCATAGCAGAAGGCTGGAAATACAACGAATCTCCACCGGAACCAAAGAAATGCGAATATTGCGGCAAAACATTATACCATTACGGCCTCGCAAACCCACTGCAGCATAAACAGATTTTTATCTGGATACCAGAACCAGAACGCTGCGACTGTGAACAGGCCCAGAAATACTGGGCCAAGGTGGATGCGGAGAAAAAAGCTGCAGAGGAAGAAAAGAGGCGCCTGGAAGAGCAAGAGCGACTGCAGCAAAAGATAAACAAGCTGATTAAAGACAGTGGAATCAGAGGCAGGTTTTTGAACCGGACATTTGAGCGCTTCGAGGTAAACGAGGTAAACAGGCAGGCATACGAAGTAGCCAAGAACTACGCTGATAATTTCCAGGCCATGCTTCCCAGAAAGGGACCAAATGGAATAGTGCAGCCACCGGAGATAGAACACAACGGATTATTTATAACCGGCAGCTACGGTACCGGGAAAACCCACCTGGCAGCGGCAATATCGAACCAGTTAATCAGAGAAGGGATACCAGTTATATGCATGACGATGATAGACCTTCTGGCCAGAATTAAACAGACCTTTGACCGCAGTGACGAGGCAACAGAGGCGGAAATCATGAGGATTTACGAAGAGGTTCCCCTTTTGGTAATAGACGACATAGGCAGTGAACAACCGACAGAGTGGGGGTCCACAAAAATATACTCGATTATCAACGCCAGATATGAAGCATACATGCCGGTTATAGTGACCACAAACTACGCCGGAGACGAGCTGATAAGGAGAATGACACCGATAGGACCTAACGGCAGGCCATTAGACAGCAGAAACGCTGAAAAAACGCTGGACAGACTGTATGAGATGTGCGTAGGCATTGAGATGAACTGGGAAAGCTGGAGGTCGAGAGCATGAAGGCGGTAAGAACTGAACCAAGGAAGCTGGTACCTGCAGAAAGAGCCAAACGCAAATGGACGCCAGAAGAAGAATACTACCTCAAGGATAAATGGGGAGAAGTAAGCATAAAAAGCCTTGCCAAGGCCCTCGGACGCAGCGAGAACGCAGTTATTGTCAGAGCCCAAAGACTGGGCCTTGGAGCGCACCTTCACGCAGACCACAGAATAACAGTTAATCAACTCATGCTGGCAATATACGGAGGAAAACCGCAGGGAGGCGGCACATTGAACCGCTGGATCGAGAACGGCCTTCCGGTGAAAAAGCACAAAGTCAAGAACAGCACATTCAGAGTGATTGATATAGATGACTTCTGGAAATGGGCAGAACAGCACAAAGAACTCGTGGACTTTTCCAGACTGGAAGAGAATGTGCTGGGAAAAGAACCGGCATGGGTAAAGGAAAAACGCAGGATTGACAAAAGAGAGAAGTTCAATACGGAGCCATGGACGCCAGCAGAAGACAGCAAGCTCATTCATCTCCTGGACAGATACGAATACACATACCATGATTTAAGCCAAATTTTGAACCGGTCAGAAGGAGCAATAAAACGAAGGATATATGACCTCGGCCTGGTGCAAAGGCCTGTGAGGAATGAAAATAAGCCCTGGACCGAAGAAGAGACGAGAAAACTCCTGGAGATGAAGGCAAAAGGTCACCGCTGGGAAGAGATAGGACGAGCACTCAACAGAACTGGCAGCGCAGTCAGAGGCAAATATGAACGGCTGCAAAACCCAGAGTATTGCAAGAGGTATTACAGGAGCAGCAGGGAGCAACTTAACCGGTACTTCCAGAAAGACATGTGCAGACATTTTGTAAAGACCATAGGATGCACGGCCGGAGGAACCAACTGCGACAACTGCACGAACTTCCAGCGGAGAGACCCTGAAGAAAAACCTGATACCGGCTGGAACCCAATCTGCAGTATAAGCGCAGAGCAGATCCTTCAGGAACGATACGAATATGTCGGATAAGAGGAGGTCGAGACAATGAAGAAAAAGAGAGCATGTAGAATGACAGAGGAGGAAAGAGCCATTCACAACAGAGCAGTAAGCATAAGGAAAATGACAGATGCACAGCTTTGTGAATTCATAGACCGCACATACGGGAAAGGCATGGAGGAAGGAGTAAAGCTGGCACTGGCCCAAAGCAAGGTCCAGGCAAAGCCTGAAGACGCAATCGCCCACGTTAGGAAATTTATCGATTACCTGACCGAGAAAACCGGCTGCGGAAATAGAATCGGCAAAGGCACAATAATGCAGCTTAACAGAGAATTGGAGAACGCCATCAAGAGCGGCCTGTTTTCCGGGGAGGTGGGCGAATGAGCAGAAGTCACGCGAACAGAGGACAAGCATTTGAGGAGTTTTTAAGGTTCGTTCACCAAAGATATCAGGCAGACGGAATAGCATGTGTCCATAAGGTGCCAACGGAGTTTTTACCATTACGGAACGCAAAAGGCCAGGTATGCAGCGCGAAGGTTGAGCATAAGAGCTGCGTAGATTACCTGGGAAGATATAAAGGCATACCGGTGGCCATAGAGGCAAAGCACACAGAAGACAAAAGGATCGCTTTCAACAGGGTAGAGCCTCACCAGG